GTTATTAAGTCTGAGATTCCTATCACAGAGTGGAAAACTCAGATTCTTGAAAACAACCACCCTGCAGGTTTCAACCTCTTCGGTCAATTACAACTGACTGGTGGTAAAGACGTTTCTGGTCGTAAGATCGGCACTGAGTTTATTAAGAATGTTAATATCTTTGATTATGCAAATGTCAACCAGATTACATCCTTCGGTGCCGCACAACCTATCTACACCGATTATAACAACACTGAGGTGCTTTTCCGTAAGAGAAGACTGACTTCTTCTGAGGAAATTCTTACTTCTATTGTTAAGAAACTGGATGATATTTCTGGTCAGTTTGATGGTGTCCAGAAGAGTTTCCCACTTACAGTGGAGAATGAAAGTGTCATTGTTAAAGATGACCAGTTGATGATTACGATTAACGGTATCATCCAGTCTCCTAGAATCTCTTACAGCATTGTTGGTGGTAACATCGTATTTGCTGAAGCACCTAAACCACCTTCTAAGGTTGTTTATAGAAATATCAGAGTTACACCTATTGAGATCTATAGAATTGAGTTGTATCAAGTTGGTGGTATTTTTCCAACATTGGGTCAGCAAATCCAAGGTCAGGCAAATGATACATTTGCAACTGTGATTGACACAGGAGCAAGTAGTATTGATGTTATCAACATCACTGGCACTCCATTCCAACTTAATGAGCAATTAAGAAGAGGCACTATATTCTCAGCATTGGTCCAATCTGTGACTCTGCTGAATTCAGATACCATCTTTGAATTTGGTGAGTCTATTACCAATCTCAACGGTGATACTGCTAAGATTGAAGAGACTAACCTCGATGATGGTGTTGTTACTGATGCTTTGGTTATCAGTAAGACTTCTGGTACATCTGACGAAGAAACTGGTCAGTTTAACATTAGATTGAATGATTACGTCTACTCTGCATCTACTAAGATTGCAGGTCAGGTTTCCTTCATCTCCCCATACTTAGATCCTAATACTGGTGAGCCAGTTGACACTCTAACAATTAACGCTGGATCAACATTCTTTGGTCTATTGTTTGAGCGTCTGCTTTCTATCACCAATCCTAACGTTGTCTTGGATGATATTTCCAAGTCTACGATTACACCTACTGAATTGTATAATTCAGATAATAGAATCAACGCTGACTTCCTTGACTTTGAAGATGTAAGATCTTCTGAGGTTGTCATGACAGATCTTACTGGTGGACAATTCTCAGAAGGTGAGTTGATTCGTAACAAGAAAGTTGATTATATTAACGAAGTTACTACAGCAATTAGTCGTTACTATGATGCTGGAAACAGAATCATTGATAACAGACAAGAAATTATTGATTTTGCTGAAGCACAGATCACAGTTGATCATCCTGGTTTCTACTATCCTGGTGCTCAACAAACTGATCAATGGGGTAGATTCCGTGATGCATATCGTTTGATTATCAAGAATAAAGACCTTATTGTTGATTACACTTATGAGTTGATGGTTGCACAATTCCCATCATTGGTTGTGCCTAGTGCTGATAAGTGTAAGAGAGATCTTGGTAAGTTTATCGATGCTGTTGCTAGAGATACACACTCTGGTGGTAACGTCTATGGACGTAAATTTACCATGCAATATTTTGATTCCAACAGTGGTTTGGCATACATCTCTAGTGAGATTGCTGAGACACGTTGGGCATATGAGAAAGCAAAAGATTTGATGCTTCTTGCTATTACCAACCAACTTTCTGGTAACTATGGTAGTGGCAACTTCGGTCCTGCTTATAACGAGATTTCTGTTGGTGGTAGCGGCGGCACTGGTATTACTATTGACCCTGCACCTGGCAATCCTTATGGCACTGCAGGATCTAATACTACTGCTAACGATCCTGGCAACTGCTCTGATGTCCAGTCTGCAATTACAACTACTTGGACATATATTGATGAAACTCTTGGAGCAGGTAACATGGATGACCTGCCTGATGAAGTGCTTCCTACAGAATTCACTCTTAACCAAACCAAGTGTCGTCGTGATATCGGAATCTTTGTTGATGCAATCGTTGAAGATCTTAAGTCCAACGGTAACTGGGGCGTCGTTAAATTTACTAAGAAATACTTCGATGGTGCTGGTGCACCTATCTCCAACGGTTTAGTTGGCGAAGTTGCTGAATCTATCACAGCATTTAACCATGCTCGCACACTGATGTATAGTGCGATCAACAACTTGCTGTATGGAAAGGATCTTACCATCACTGCAGATCCTGCATCTTATGGTGGTAGTGCTCCTGGTCATAAGTATGATCCTAACTATGCAAGTGGCAGCAATCAGTTGCTCACTAACTGTGCAGATGTTAAGGCATCGATCGATACATTGTTGGCAGTTGCAACAACAGCAATTAGTGCTGGTAACCTTAATAATATTGTTGCTCTTGAGCAAGCAAATCAGGTTACTGATGGCACATACACTATCGGTGAAACGATTCGTGTTAATAAGATTGCATACCAAGAAAAAGGCGATGGTCTCTTCTTCAGAGATGACGTTATTAAGGGTATGTCTAGCAATGCATCCTTCACTGCACTCGGTGTTAACACTGGTTTCAGATGGTTGTTTGCTGGTAATGTAACTGGATCATTCCAGTCTAGAGAGTATATTACTAACAGTCAGTTGGATGTTGGTAGTGGTGTTTCTCAGACTGTAATTAACGTTGCTGCTGGATCCAAATCACTCAAGTTTGATGGATCTTCAAATTCATATATCAACATGCCTAACAGCTATGATTATGAGTTTGGCACTGGTGACTTTACAATCGAAGGTTGGTATTATTTCCCTGCAACAACTGCTAACCCACAGCAAGTCCTCTTCGACGTTGGTTATCAAACTGACTATCAGGTTGTAGTTGTTTGGGATACAGTTATTAGAGCATATACTGCAACTAACGGTCAAGGCACAGATCTCTACAATACTGCTAATAAGGTAACACCTTCAGCAAATACATGGCACCACATCGCTCTTGTTAAGGGTAGTAATGTGATGACTCTATATGTTGATGGTGTTGTTACTGGTCAGGTTGGTGATACTGGCACATATAACTATGGTCACGTCACTATCGGTGCATCTGCTGCTACTAACGCAGGTAACTTTAATGGTGGTGTCGATCACTTCATCGTTTCTAACGCTGCAAGGTATACTCAACCATTTACACCTAGCGCTGTCTACGATTCTACTGCTGATGACGTTATTACATCCTTCAATAATGAGCATCCAATTTTGGTTGCTGATCAGGATGTTTATGCGAAGTATACTGACACTATTACAGCCAACGCAACTGCTACTTACGTTGACTACGATGATGACAGAATTACAATTCAGGAATGGGATATTGGTAGACAGGAATATAGAGATGCTGCTGATATCATCGAGAAGAATGCTGCATGGATTGCAGAAGAAGCAGTCGGTAGACTGAAACTCCGTTATCCTGATTTCGTCTTCCCTGGCGATAACCCTGCTGCAAATACTTACGGTGGCACAAACTATTGTATTCGTGACACTAGAGACTACATCGTTCCTGCGATGGTCAAAGACCTCAGAAATGGTGGTAATTACAATGTAACCACTACTGCAAGATTCTATCTGACTAAGGGTGGAGAGCTGGAGTTTATCGGCAATGAATTGCTACAAACTCTGTATACATGGGATCAAGTTGCTGATATTGCTAAAGAAGTCGTTACTTCCACAAGTCTTGATCTTTCTGGCACATACAGCACAATTCTTCGTATTCCTAACAACTTCTCTTCTCCTGCATCTCAACCAGTCCTAGACGAAATTCAAGCACTCTCTGATGAGATTGCTACTATTCTGTCTCCAACAGGTCACAGATATCGTGATGCTGGTGATCTCATTTGGAAGAATAAGGACTACATTGCAGATGAAGCAGTTGGTTATATTCAAGACAAGTATACTAAAGATATCGCTGGCACCCTCACAGACTTCCTTATCATGCCTGGTAATGGAGAGCCTAGCTGCCATCGTGATCTTTCCGATCATGTTATCCCTGCAATCATCGGTGACCTCTGCACTGGCGGTAACGCTAATACCCAGATGATCATCAGTAAGTATCTGAATAACCAAGATCAGATCCTACACGTACAGGATGAGTTGTCACCTATGCTTGATGCGTTGCATTTCTGCAACGATCTTGCACAGAAAGCAATTAATAATCTCCTCTTGAGTCCTGGCGAAACTGCTTCTAGTTTGGGAATTGATGCTAGATATCAAGATGATTACTATGAGCCTCAGTGGACAACTAGAGATGCATTTAGAGGTGCTTCTACTACTATTGATAGTAAGGCATATCCTCAGGCAACTCGTGCACAGAATGATAGATTCCTCGACGCTGCAGATCTACTACAAGCCAATAAGAAACTGATCGCTCATGAAGCAGTTGCATTCATGAATGATCTTGGTAAGTATGGATCCTTCAACGTGCCTGGTGGAGCAATCAACTGTGTTGATGACGTTGTAGATATCCTCGATGCAGTAACCCATGACCTTTCTTATGACTGTAATGAAAGGATATATGATGCATCTGCACTTTACTTGCGTGAAGAAGATAATGCACTGCTCCACGTTTCTACTGAAGCAGAAGCAACTCGCACAGTCCTAAGAGTTGCCAGAGACATGGCAATCCTAACCATGAGAAATGGTTTCGGTCGCCCCCATGTCGATGGTAACAACCCAGATTTCAGACCTGTTGAATCCTACGAGCAAAACACTGTCCATCAAGACGTGTATGATGCTTATCATTATCTCGATTCGCACATCAGATGGATTGCTAATGAGTCTGTGAAGCGTATGAAGGCTAACTACCCTAACTTCACTGTTAATGGTGGTGCTGGTGCAATGTGGTGGAAGGAATTCACTCCAACAAATGCATCATATACTGCATCAACTGGTGTGTTGACTCTCACTATTCCAGATCACAGACTTAACGTTGGTGAGTATATCAGTATCGCTGCAAATGGTATTACATTTACCTGCAGTATGGATAGCAATGCAACTAACCATCCATATCCACGAAATACTGATCCTGCTTACGAGAAACGTCTGCTAATCACAGATACAACTCCAGATACACTCACAATTAATGTCGGTGCATCTCCTTCAGGCCAACAATACGACCACACATTTGTATCTGCTGTTACTGGTGCTGTCCGTTATGGATGGAATGATGGTGGAGAGCACTTCACTCCAACTGCTGTTAACTACACAGCAAGCACAGGTGAGATGGTCCTGACCATTCCTAACCACTCCTTCAACGTTGGTAGCAGAATGTCTATCGAGCCTCATAGCTTGGTATTCACTTGTGCTATGGATAATAACCAAAGCGAGCACGCATATCCTCGTAATGGTGATCCAGCATATGGCACAACTCGCGCTATCACTGCTATTGGCACTTCTACTCAAGATATTACCAATGCAACTTATGATCCTGTCTCAGGTAAGATGGTTATCACAACAAGTGGCAACCATGGATTGGTAACTGGCAACAGAATTAAACTTGCTGCTAACTCCTTGACATTCACATGCACAATGGATAGCAATGGTAGTAACCATACTTATCCTCGTGCTACAGACCCTGCAAATGAGAAGTGGTTGCTTGTCAGCCGCGAGAGTGATACAACATTCTCTTGCTATGTGGGTGTTGCTGCAAACAATAACCAATATGCTCACACCTTTGTAAGTGCTTCTACTGGTGCACTTATCAAGCAAAATGGCACTGTTACAGTTAATGTTGGTGCATCTCCTTCTAACAATCAATACGCTCACACTTTCGTGAGAGCTGTCCAAGGCGGAATTATTTCTGCTGGCGCTATCGATTGTGTCCATGACGTTGCAGATCTAATCCGTGCTGTCCTCTGGAATGCTGAGAATGGCGGTGACAACTATGTTGGTTTGGCAACTGAATTCTACTTAAGTGGTCCTGCTATTATTCACGTTACTTCACAGGTAACTGAGACGCTTTACGCTATTCAGCAAGCGAAAAATATTATGATCAACATGGCGCTGGGTGCAGGTGTTGGATCTATTGTTGGTGAAGTCGCACAACCTACAGCAAATACATTTAACGGCACTTCAGCTCAGAATACAGAAATTCAGAATCGTTTGACATATCTCTGGGATATTGTCGAAGATACAATGCAAGATCCTAATGGACAAAATGCCTCAACGTATCCTAATTCTGCTTCTAGTAAGAATTTCCAGTGGGAGCTGCCTAACTTCTGGCCAATCAAATATACAAGCGAAATCGCTGATAGAGATCTTACCATCACCTTTGACTCCGCTAATGGTGGTCTAGGAAACAATGGCACATGGAATCAAACTTGTCCACAAGTTGCGTCTTCCATCACCACCTTGATGGAAATTGTTGATAGCACCATTGTTGGTGGTTTGACAAATACCAATGCTCTTGCAGGTATTACTCGCACAACGGCATACTCCTCTAACACCAACTATCAAGAAGGTACATGTGAGAATGTCAGATCGATGATTGATAACCTCTTCGTCTTGATGACAGAATCTCTAACTGCTGACAATAGAAACTTGCGTCAGTATGCAGACCTCATGAGATTCAATGCTCCTGCAATTTACAGACGTGCATATGATGAGACTGTTGTTTCTTATCCTCAATTTGCTACACAGATCCTAACTTACAATTCAGATCCATATCTCCTTGGTAAGGAAATCGTTGATGCTATTCAGTATGACCTTATTACTAAGGGTAACGCTGGTGCATTTAAGTTGATCGGTGATTGGTTTGATGGTGATGGTGCATTCATTGCATTCCCAAATATTATTAGATCTTTCCTCTTGGAATTCTTGTCCAAGATCAGAGAAATGGCCAAGTCTGTTATCTACCTCTCACAGACCGAACCTGAGTGGGCAGCATATTCAAATTATATCTATAACATTCCTATCAATACTCGCCTTGAGTGGAATCAAGAGCACGCTGAGTTTATCCTCGACTCCTCTTTGAATGTGATTCGCTATGCGATGTCAAGATCTGAATTCCCAACAGAAAACAGAGTCAACTTTATCCCAAGCACTGACGTTGTTAATATTAGCAATAAGTATAATCTTGGTTACGATTGGAATACTGATCCTGCACTTGTCCTTCTTACACCTACAGTCCCTGTCGGTTATGACAGAGCAGAATACAGAATCAGAATCAACAAGCCTAACAACTTTAGAAGAGGTGACATTGTTACCTACATCCCTGCATCTCAGACATCACTACAAACTCTGAATAAACCAGAATATTTTGTGATTGCGTCTGATTCCTCTTCATGGTTTGAAATTGCAGAATCTCCTATTCACGATGGTAGATTCCATAATTTCTTCATCGATATTACCAATAATGGTGCACAGCAATTTGCTTTGACACTCAGAAGTGGAATTACTAGAGCAACCACTACATACGGCACAAGAGAAAACTTCACTCCTCTTGAGGGTGGATTCCTCCCCGCAGACGTGCTTTATGGATCTACCTCCCAAGCATACGCTGAAGTTGGTAGTGTGCTTCAGAATGAGGCAGAAATTATTCAGTCTTACAAGCACTATGAATTGAATAACCTCTCAACCGATCTGCAAGAATTTGCAAATGGTGAGACTCTGGTTGTCCAAGGTAACACAAGTGTTAATGGTAAGATTCTGCAAACAAGATTGCAGGATGCACTCGCAACTTCATTCGTTAAACTGGTTAACCAACAAGGCACCATCAGTCAAAATGATGTGCTTCTTTCACAAGAAAGTAACTTGGAAGGCACTGTCACAGATATTAGTGATCGCTTCCTAATCAACGTTAAGAAAGGTGCATTTGCTACAGGCGACTGGTTCTTCAGTAAGACTGCTGCAACTTACGCCAAGATGAGTGAATACTCCAATAAGTCTGGTGCTATCACTGATAACACTGGCGGTAAGATCACAATGGACGTTGAGACCATTGATGGAGCATGGAATTCTGGCGATATCATTTATGGTAACCAGACATCTTACATCTTGGAAGTCAAGGGTGTTTCTGGATCTAGTCCACTAACTCTCAACTCTTATATCCACGGCACTAACGTGTATGAGTTGAATCTTGGCACTGCAATTATTGACACTGGTATTACAGATACCTTCTCACCTGGCGATACCGTCTACATGCTGCAAGGCACCGTTATTAAGGATCCTGGATTCAGCGCAACGGTCACCAAATATGTCAATGGATTGAATCTTGATCCAGGCGAGCCAAATTACGGTGTCCACAAACTTTGGATTGCTAATCCTATTGATGTTGGATCTGGTGAGCCAGTTAGCGCAGTTTCCAATACAATCTACTCGATTGGTAAGTATGACATCAACTCTAACTTCCCAACTATCTACGCGCCTGTAACATCACTGACAAACACAACATATACCTCTTACGGACGTGTTGTTAAGATCGATATCGCAGGTGTTACTGGCACCATCTGGATTGAGAATGCGATTGGCGATTTCCTTGATAACATGTCTCTCGCCGCTAATGACGGATGGGGTGCTGCTGTTACCAGAGCCGCTAAACTTCAAGGTCGTGTTGATCGTTACTTCAGAGGTTTCGACGGCACACAAACAGAATTCTCACTCACCATCTCTAATGGTGAATCCTACTTCCCTGATCCTGCAGGTCATCTGCTCGTCTTTGTTAATGGTATTCTTCAACCACCTGGCGGTAACTTCGCTTATAACGCATTCTCTGATCAGATTCGCTTCACTGAGGCACCTGAGATTGGATCAGAATTCGTTGGTTACTACATCGGTAAGATGCGTCAGTTGGATGATATCTCCTTCGAGTTTGACTCATTGAGATCTTCCTTCAACCTCCGTTACTTGGGTATTTACTACTCCTTGACACTGACTGAAGGTGTTTCCTCTAACGTCATTAGACCTGAAAATAACATTATTGTTTCTCTCAACGGTGTTATACAGGAGCCTGGTGTTTCCTATGAGATCGTTGGTTCTAGAATCATCTTCTCTGAAGTGCCTCGCGCAGGCGGCACATTCGTAGCATTCTCCTACATTGGATCTGATGCTGACGTGATCGCTGCAACTGTTGTGCCTCCTATCGAGACGGGTGACTCACTCTTCATCGAAGGTGAGGAATTCAACAGAGAAGTTGCTCTGATCGAATCTTCCAACTCTCTAATCACCTTTGAATACACTGGATCTGTTAAGGGTCGTAACGCTGAGGCACTTGCCAGAATCAAGAAAGGTAAGGTTACCGAAGCACTTCTCACCAACCCTGGCGATGGTTATACCTCCAGACCTAACGTTGACATCATCTCCTCTTCTGGATTTGATGGTCGCATCAAGGCACTGAATGGTATCGCACGCATTGACGTGAAGACTGCAGGCACAGGATATGCAATGCCTAATGTGTTGGTTGAGACTACTGTCCCCGATGATTATGTTGAGCCCACAGGCACTCCAGTCAACGGTGGTTTTGATGTCCTCGCAGGCGAAGGTGCAGAATACTATGGTGGTGGTGCACAGATCGATCCTGGCACAATCGCTATCACATACAACCCTGTTAACGTAACTGTTAACCAAGGTCAGACAGCATCCTTCACAGTTATTGCTACTGTTAGCAATAGTCAGCAACTGAATTATCAGTGGCAGAAGAAGGACTACGGCACAACTGTTTGGAGTAATATTATTGGCGCTAACCAAGCGACATTTACTACGATCTCCGCAGCGCAGGCAGACGATGGTGATGAATATAGAGTGGCAATCACAGCAGCAGGTGCAACACCTGTCTACTCCAACTCTGCGATCCTCACAGTCCAGACTGGTGCTACTGTCTTGAGCAACTTCAGTCCTGCACAAATCTTTGACGACGCCTAAATACAAGTAAAAAGATGACCGCTACCGCAACATACGATAGCTCTACTAGGACACTGGCAGTTACTGGTGACGGTCTGCCAGACCCCGTGAGTTACGGCACTTTCCCGAATGTTAACAACCCAAACTCTGTAACTGAGCAAGCATTTGCTCATACCTTCTATTACAGAGGTGGGACTTTTGGCATCTCTAGGACTTTTGATGATACTTCTTGGACACAAGAAGGTTTTATTAGAAGTGTCAATATTAGTGTTAATGATAACTCTTTGTTTGATAATCAAATTCAGAGTGGTGATCATCTTTTGTTTGTTTTCTCTGACGGAGTAAAACAAAGATTTGTTTATCAAGGCACAACATTTACAAGCTCAGCTGGTAACTGTTGGTTAGCGACAGATCAAAGACTTGATCTGATTATGGCGAATGGTGAAAGTGGAACATCTGGTACTTGTGAATATTATGACCAAAGAAACGGTAGGGCAGCTACTCCTCTTGGTGCTATTGGCATTGCTGCTAACGGGGTCGTTATGTTTAATCCTAGCGCTGGAAACGGTGGCAATCCTCCAGCAGGATTTAATTGGAATGCACATTATCCCACCTCTCCTGTAGATTTTGGTGATGATAGTTGTGGGGGACATCCAGAGCAAACAGGACAGTATCACTATCATGATACTCATTTCCTAGATTGCTGGAAAGACAATTCCATTATGGCAACCTACAATGACTATTATGGATCAACACAATACAACGGAAATAACATCAGACACCCTGATGGACACTCCAAGATGGTCGGAGTTGCATTTGATGGATTCCCAATCTATGGACCATTTGGTTACAACAACCCTTGGGATAACCTCTCTGGCACAGACTCTATGGTCTCGTCTTACAGGGTTAAATCAGAAGAAGCAATAGGTAGACCTGAGTATGGTCAGACCCAAGCAAACCCCCCTGCAGGGTCTCTCATGCAGGACTGGGAGTATGTTGAGGGTATAGGTGACCTAGACTACCATAATGGTAGATTTTGTGTTACACCCGAATTCCCAGATGGCACTTATGCCTATTTTTTAAGTCTTGATGAGAATGATGCTACTGAGGCAGCATTCCCATATTTGATTGGCACTACTACTAGAGAAGGTGTTAATCAACCTGTTAATAATGGTGCCGCAACTCCACCTAGTCAAGGTGGCGGTGGTGAGCAGCAAGGTCCCCCACCAACATTGCAGATTGGTGCTCAACCTCAGAATGTTACAACTGCGAGTGGTCTTGTTGCAACATTCACACTTACAGCACAAGTGCTACCAGAAAATGGACCTATTGCCTATCAGTGGCAGAGATCTACAGACGGTGGTTTCTCGTTTGCAACTATTACAGGTGCAACGTCAAATACTTACGCTGTAACTGCTCAAGGTTACATGACAGGATATCGTTATCGTTGTGAATTGCGTGGACCTCTCGGTGCACCTCAAGCAGCACAAAACTCACCATTGCTGTCTAGTGTTGCAACATTGACAGTAACTGGTAATGAGGGTGGCGGTAGTGGTGCCGACTTCTCCTTCACTAATGCTACATTCGATAGCACAGGTATTACCTTTGATGGCACCTAAATAAAACTGTAGAAATCCAAGCACGATGGCAAAGGAAAATCTAAATATCGGTTCTGCCGCCAACGATGGCACTGGCGATACTCTGCGAGATGGCGCTATTAAACTTAATAACGTCATTAATGAGGTCTACAATGCACTTGGCGATGGCACAAATGTGCAAATCGACATCGCTACTCCAGCAGCGGGTCAAGTTTTGCGCTGGAATGGTAGCACTGCATTTGTTGGCAGTCACTACGACGCATTGAGTAGTAACCTCGACGTAGCAGGAAACCAAATTATTTCGTCAGCTGACGGCAATATTGTTGTTAAACCACATGGCACTGGCGATATTCACCTTTGGGCTGGATCTTCTGGAAGTCCTTTAACATATATTGATGGCGCTGATGGAAAGCTGAAATATTCAGCAGCGTATACAAACCTAGCAGCGTTACCTAATGCTGAGACCCATCAGGGTATGTTTGGTTATGTAACTGATCAAGGACATGGATATGTTTCACATATTCCAGCTGGAGAAACTATTAACGTTGCAGTTACAGTTGGTGTAGATACTGTAGGTGGGCAAGCAACTGGTGTTTTCTATCTTGATGGCACAGAAAAACCGACAGGATTCTCACTGGTAAGAGGAAATACATACGTCTTCGATCAGTCTGATTCCACAAACGCAAGTTATAATAGTCAGACTCACCCCTTGATGTTTAGCACAGGGTCTGATGGCGAGCATAACGGTAATGGTCATTATATGTCTGGCGTGCAATACAAGTTGGATGGATCCAACGTTGACATGTCAGGGTATACTACTGGATTTGCTGCAGCTACAACTAGGACAATAGAATGGACTATTCCTTCTGATGCTCCTGCTGCTCTTTATTACTGGTGTCATCACCATACAGGACAAGGTAGCAGTTTTGCTGTTAGTGATCCTATTAGGTGGAGTCAACTTCTTGATATCCACTCATCTATCGGTGAGTTGAAAGATGTAGACATGGCTGCCAATGGTGGTCCTAGTGATGGTCAAGTCCTTAAGTGGGTTGCATCTGCTAATGCTTTCCAAGCAGCAAATGACGATTCAGCAACTGGTGGCGGTGGCGGCACAACACAGAATCTTTTTGAAACTGTTAATGCTGACACAGGCACTACAACTGCTTCTGCTGCAAATGACACCCTTATCATTGCTGGTGGGTCAAGTATCTCCACTTCAATTAGTGGTGACACTGTAACTATTGCTTACACTGGAGCAGCTGGCGCACCTGATCAAAATATATTTGAAACTTTTAATGCAGATTCTGGCACCAGATCTGCATCCGCTACGGATGATTCTTTTACATTCACTGGCGGCACAGGTATTACGACATCGATCAGTGGTGCTGCTATAACAATCACTAACGACGCACCTAACGTTGTCCAAAATCTTTTTGAGACACTTTCTGGTGATAGTGGATCTGTTACAGCTTCTACAGCAACTACTGAGCTGTCGGTTGTTGGTGGCACTAACATCCAAACAGTAGTGTCTGGCACTGGTGCAAATACGGTCCTTACTATTAATAACTCTGCTGCTGCACTTCCTACAGCATCTGATGGTCAAAGTTTGATCCACAATGGAAGTGGATATGAAGGAGTTGCATCTCCTACAATCTCTTTCCAAATCACTGCTAATGGATCTTCTGCATACAGATTTGCAGGTGGTGGCGTTGATTCAAACGCAGACGATCCTACAATCTACGTTTATCGTGGTTTTACATATCGTTTTGATAATACAGTTGGTGGTCCTCACCCATTTGCTCTGAGAATAACAAGTGGTGGATCTGCTGTTACTGAAGGCGTGAGTGGATCTCAGAATGGTGTCCAATATTGGACAGTGCCTATGGATCTTGCTCCTGGTACAACATATGTGTATCAGTGCACAGCTCATTCTGCAATGGTCGGTAATCTTACAGTGGTCTAATAATGCCAAGAGTAGTTCCTGGTTCTGGTGCATCAATCGAGCCCATATTCAATAGCATATATGGGGTCAGAGATGTCTATGTCACAAACGGTGGATCTGGGTATGACCCCAACGATCCTCCTAGACTTCGTATTACTAATTGTGGCACACCTATCCGTGAGGCTGTCCTTAGAGCAGTTATCGAAGGAGATCTAGGTGAGATTACTGCTGTTGAAGTTTTAGATCCTGGTGAGGGTTACGATCCCCTCAGAATGGTGATTGATAGTGAAGATGATGGTTATGGTGCTGACGCAAAAGTATTTCTGAATGTTTCAGGTGGTATTGACTACATTCAGGTTACAAAAAATGGCGATCAATACTTTGATACTACTACTGCTGAAATTAGAGGTGGTGGTGGATCTGGATCAGAATTGGTCCCTATTACAGGTTTGTTAACTGGTCTCTCTATTGAGCAGTTTGGACAAAATTATACTAATGATGATATCAACCTTGTTATCAGTGGTGGCGGTGGACAAAACGCTACTGGTGTTGCAAACGTAAATGAGTTTGGTGAAGTTGATCAGATTCTTATTACGAATCAAGGTGAGTTTTTTGAGACACCTCCTCTCATTCAAATTATCGGTGGTGGCGGTAATGGTGCTACTGCTGAAGCAAATATTAATCTAGGTGTTATTGATGATATTAGTCTGCTACAAAAAGGTGGTGGATATGTCAATGATCCTCAGGTTATTTTTACAAGAGATACTAACCTAATCAGGACTGCAAGAAATAGACAGTCTTTGAATAGTGTGATGTATAACTTGACTGGTCTTCTAACAGATGTTACTCCTTCTCAGCAGACTGTATATGTGCAGTCAACAGAGCCATATCCAGGATCTGGAAAACTTTTGATTGGTAGAGAAGTTGTTAGATATACTGGTAAAACTGCAAACTCTTTTACTGGTATTGATAGAGCAACAAATTTCCGTTTTGACCAGAAGGTTATTCTAGATAATCTACAGGATGATCCTACTACAGGTCAGACTGCATATGAATTTAGAGTTACTGACCGCGTAAAAAGAGTCGTTGAAAACTCTAACAACAGAATTGCTATCGTTTATGACTGGGTGCCTGAAGAGCGTGCCCTATATCTTGTGTTTGAGATTGACGAGCTGGCATTTATTGATGCTGGTAGATCTAATGAAAAGTCTCAAGCAATTAGATTTATTTGCGGTAGTGCATCTTCATCTGGCACAGGTGTTGAGCCACATGTTTTGATTGAAGCAGAAGGTCAAAATATTGTTGCATTTACAAATCCACTCAGCTTGATTCTTAATAGAAAGTTTGAGGATGATGATGAGGAATACACTGATGAGTTTGGAAACCCAGCCTTTGGTGATGGGATTCCTGACTTGGTGAATGCAAATACAGATTATGCTAACGATACTTCTTTGGACGGTGGTATTGCCTCGTCTAAATATGGTATTGAGGAGACACTTGGTGGACAGAATACTACTCTGCTCCAAACAGGTGATCAAATCTATGATGGTAATGCACAACCTTTGGTTGCTGCCATCAGTGATGCTGGACAACTTGGAGATGGTGACGCACATGTTTCTACAGCAAGTGTCATTGTCGAATTCTCTGGAGCATCAAGATACTCTGCATCAGAATCTCTGAGTGGAGCAACTACAGGTGTTACAGCAACATTTGTTTCTGTTGCGGAAAACACACCTAAAGCAAATCAGCAAACTGTCCAGATAAGATCAATCGTCAATAATGGTGCAACTTACCTATTCCAAGTGGGTGAATCACTTAATGGCGTAACAAGTGGCGTCACTGCCACTATCAAAGCTATTGAATATAACAGCTTCGTAAGAAACGAGGACGATTAAGTCCCATAAATAAAAAGAAGGTATCGGTAGAAAATGGCACTACTTACTGACCAATTTAGAATTTTCACGGCACAGAGATTCAAAAAATCTCTGGAAGGTCCTGACCCAACTCAGTCGGACCTAGATGCTGGTGCAAATCGTGATCGACTGTATGTTTTCATTGGTCGTCCCCAACCGTGGGATAACGAAAACGCAGCACCTGATCCTGTGGATTCTTTCCAAGAATTCTCGGATGACTATTCTGACATGATCTCTCTTAAGAGAGTCCTTGCTAACGATACCATTCAAGTGGTCCGTCGTATTGACTGGATTCCCCCTGAGCAAACCACTGGTGGCTTGGGTTATGTTTATGACATGTATCGCCATGATTACTCCGCCACAAAGACGGCATCGTCGGGTGCGACGAAGCTTTATGATGCAGACTTTTATGTCGTTAACTCGTCCTATCAGGTCTATAAGTGCATCTACAACGGGACCAGTCCTAGTGATCCTAACGGTAAACCTTCTACTGTTGAGCCTACTGGTACTTCCACATCCATTATTACAACTGCCGATGGTTATCGTTGGAAGTATTTGTATACGATCCCTGTTGGTCAGGTTTTGAAATTCTTCTCGAATGAATACATGCCTGTGTTGACAGATACCGCTGTTATCTCAGACGCTATCGGTGGTGAAATCGACACAGTTGTTATTGCAGCATCAGGAAACGGTTATAACAATGGCACATATGAAAATGTCCCCATTAAAGGTGATGGCACTGGCGGGCGTGTTTCGCTTGTTGTTGATGGTGGGCGCATTGTGTCTGCCACTGTTACGTCAGGTGGATCGGGATACACCTTCGGTAAAGTCATCATCGATGAAGTCAACGGTATCGGTGCAGGTGCAGGATCAGGCGGTAGCGTCGAAGTAGTTATCCCTCCTGTTACTGGTCACGGTGCAGATCCCAAAGTTGAATTGGGTGGATATCGTATCATGATCAACACCAAATTTACCTACGCTGAAGGTAGTGGTGACTTCCCAACTGATAACGATTACAGACGTATCGGACTCGTTATCAACCCATACAAGAATGGCACACAAGAGTTGACATCAGATCTTACTCTGTCTGCTACAAAAGCTGTTATCTTCTCCCCTACATTTACGGGCAACTTCCAAACTGATGAGATTATCACACAATCTCGTACCATTGGTGGTCAGCAAGTTACTGCTCGTGGACGTGTTATTTCTTGGAATAACACAACGAAGGTCCTTAAGTATTACCAAAACAGAATTGACGGGGTATTCCCTGAAATTACAGGTAACCTGATTGACTTTGAAGGTGGTAACCCTGTGGTTGGTAGCACCTCTGGTGCATCTGCTGACCCTGATATCAACTTCCCAATTATTTCTGGTGAGTCTACCAGAATTATTAACAACACTGAATATGACCTTGGTATGTCATTTACCAATGGATATGCGAGACCTGAGATCGAGCCAGATTCGGGTAGCGTAATCTACATAGATAATAGAGGCGCGATCACTCGTGCTGGTGACCAAATCGAGGATATCAAAATCGTAATCGAGTTCTAAGATGCCCCAGAATACTAATCTAAATATTGCTCCTTATTTTGACGACTTCGATAAGGACAAAAACTTTTATAGAGTCCTCTTTCGACCAGGATATCCCATCCAGGCGAGAGAGCTTACAACGATGCAATCGATTCTGCAGAATCAGGTTGAAAGCATCGGCACGCACTTCTTCAAAGAAGGTGCGATGGTCATTCCTGGACAAATTGGATATGACCTTAATGTGCAGGCAGTTATTCTGCAGCAATCTTTCCTTGGTGTAGACGTAGAGACATATAGGACACAACTTAACGGTCAGATTATTGAGGGCATCACAACTGGCGTTAAGGCAAAGGTCCTTTACTCTATTCCTTCTACAGAATCAGAGCGTGGTTATATTACACTGTATGTAAAATATATTGACTCTGGTGACACAACTTCAAGTGAATCTCTTAAAGGTTTCCAACCTAACGAGCAGTTGCTTGCTGAAAACGAAATCACTTTCGGCACAACTCTGATTGAAATTGGGTCTCCATTTGCACAGTTGCTTCCTGTTGATGCAACTGCTGTAGCATCTTCTGCTTATATCAATGAGGGTGTCTATTTTATTAGAGGTCACTTTGTTGATGTGCCTTCCTCTTATTTGATTCTTGAGCAGTATTCAAACAACCCTTCTTATAGAGTTGGTCTTGAAGTTTCAGAATCCATTATTACTCCTGAAGATGATCCTTCTCTTAATGATAATGCCGCTGGCACTTCTAATTATTCTGCGCCAGGCGGACATCGTTTCAGAATTCGTACCTCCCTCGTCAAGAAAGCAATTAACGATGAGACAGATAAGAATTTTATCGAGCTACTCAGAATTAATAATTCCAAACTAGAGCAGTTTGTTAATAATACTGAATACTCCGAGCTGGAGAGATCTCTGGCACGCCGCACATATGAAGAAAGTGGCGACTATGTTATTGATACCTTTGACATCAAGATGCGTGAGCACCTTGACGATGGTTTCAACAATGGTGTTTATAGAGCAGGTGCACAATCCAGAGAAGGCAATGCTGCCTCTGAAGATATGCTTGCCATTGAGGTTTCACCAGGTAGAGCATATGTTAAAGGTTACAGGACTGAATTCCTTGTGCCTCAGTATGTTGATGCTCCTAAACCTAGAGATTTCAACTCTGAAGAAAACGCTATTGTATCTTTCAACCTAGGTCAGTTTGTTAAGGTCTACGATGTATATGGATGGCCTGATCTAACTGGTGAGGTGTTACTGATGCATATCAAGTCCTTGAGATGAGGGACGACTGGGCTCTCAATCCAGGATCCAGTGTAAGTGGTAGACAGATTGGTCGTTGTCGCACCATTCAGATCCAAGAAGATCAGACTGGTATCTATGACCTTTATATGTTTGATATTCAAATGTATACTGCCGTTAACTTGGCAGCTGGTAACCAATCTGTGCAGGTTGGTGATGTGATTGTCGGCAGGACTTCTAATGCTAGAGGTTTTGTTGCTGATGCTGGATCTGGTAACTATTTCTCCCTTGAGCAAGTCTCTGGTAGATTTGTTAACGGTGAGGTGATGGAAAGAGATGGTCGTGTTATCGGCACACTGGAAGCAGCATGGACATTTGAGCCTACTGATACAAGATCTTGTATTGGTAGAAACAGCAGCAACCAAGTTATCTTTGGTTGTAACTGGTTGTTGAATGATCAAAGAGAAATCGAAGCAACTACTGTTACTCTTGATCAAGCTGCATTTACTTTGACTGGTTTCAGGACTAAGTTTGAAAACGATCTAAGACCAGGTGAAGTTGTAACTGCATCTGGCACAAGTGCAGAAGGTGAGACATCTTTCCGTATTGAGAGAGTTGATCCACAATATATTAAGACACAATCTGGCAACTCTCACACAGGTGCTTCCTATAATGTGTTTGATTATGCTACTCAAGTAGCGAGAGTTGATCCTACTCTGAATAAGGGATCTATTTCCAATGGAGAATATTCTGTATTGGCACGTCTTCGTCCATACATTTTCCAAAAAGATTATCAGAATGGTGAGCTGACGATTGATACTCCTAAGACTTCAATGAAGTCTATCAGTGATGAATCATTCTTTGTCTATCGCACATTCACAAACAAAACTGTTGTGTCTGGTGGTGTTACTGTTACTCTGCCTGAATCTGAGCAGTTTGCATCTCTTGACGGTGAAAACTATGTCTTGACTGTCCTGTCTGAATCTGGATCTGCATACTCAGTTGGACAAAACCTTGACATTGATGCTCTGAATGATGGTGGACAGTTGACTGTTACCTTCGGTGCATCTAGACAGTCCATCACGATTGACGGTTTGACAAATGTCCAGACTGTTAAATTGACTGCACTGGTTTCTAAGAATATCGTTTCTAAGAAAATTAAGACTGCTGCAAAAATGCGTGCCATGAAAGTGGTCCGCACACAAAATAATAATGACCAGCAAAAATTCGGTCTTGCTTACGGTAACTTGTATGGCACCCGTATTGAAGATAGAGAAATTTCTTTTGCTCTAAATGACGTTTATAAGATTCATGCAATCTATGAATCTGAAGACGACAATGATGCAGAAGCACCTTTCCTGACACTGCAAGAAGCAACCTTCTTTGATTCTGGTAGTGTTGTTATTGGTAGGACATCTGGTGCTCGTGGTCGTGTTATTCAGTTTATTAACGCAACTCTAAAACTACACATCGTCGCATTGAATGAAATTCCATTCTTGCCTGGCGAAACTATTGATGGTGTAGATGATGATAGTCAACCTCTCTCAGCAATCATTGATGATGCTGAAGGATCTATCGGTAGAGGTAGTAAAGTTATCACAACACAGTATGAGTTGGATCCTGGTCAAAAAGCACATTTCTATGATGTTTGTAAGATCACTAGAATTCCAGGATTTACAGCACCTACAAGAAAACTACTTGTTATCTTTGACTACTTCATTCATGAATCTTCAGGTGACTATTTTGCTGCACAATCTTACACAGGTATTACTTTCAAAGAGATTCCAAATTACAAACTTGATGGATCTATTAACTTCCTGAGAGACCAGTTGGACTTCCGTCCTGCTGTTGGTGAATTGGCATCTGGTAACGGCACTATTGGTGCACCATACTTTGTTAACTGTGCATCTCTTGACTTTGCTGCACGCACATTTAACACTTCTGGTGGCACGGGCGGTGCGACAATCTTCGACATCATGAAGGTTGATACGGAATTTAGAATGGATTATTCCTACTATCTTCCTAGAATCGACAAACTGTTTATTACCCATGACAACAAACTGCAAGTTGTAAGGGGTGTCTCTGGTGAGGATCTTCTCCCACCTGAGGGTATTGAAAATGCTATGTTGTTGGCAGTGCTTGAGCACAAACCATACAACTACGATGTGGAGCGAGATACTCTGATCTTCCCTGAGATCATTCGTCGCTACACTATGAAAGATATTGGTGATCTTGAGACTCGTCTTACTCACGTTGAGTATTACACATCTCTGTCACTGTTGGAAGTCCAAGCAGACAACGCTAAGTCCTATGACGACAATGGTTTCGACCGTCTGAAGAATGGTTATGTGGTTGATGACTTTACCGACCACACTATTGGCGACGTGCTTAACGTTGACTATAAGTGCTCCATGGACTTCAAAGAAGGTCTGTTGAGACCTGCTCACTATACTACTAATGTCCCTCTTGAGTTTAATGCTTCAGCATCTAACAATGTTGTAAGGACTGAAAGTAATATGATCTTCCTGCCTTGGGAGGATGTTGAGATTGTTAAGCAACCTTATGCATCTAGGACTGAGAATGTTAACCCATTCAACGTGTTTACATTCATTGGTCGTGTTGACCTAACTCCAGCATCTGACGATTGGATTGACATTGAGCGTCTTCCTGCTCGTGTTGAAAACGTCGAGGGTGATTTCTCTGCTGTTGCTAGAGACCTTCAGATTGACCAGAATGGTTTTGCTCCTATCCAATGGGGATCTTGGCAAACCAACTGGACTGGTGAGTCACTTCAATCATCTTCTTCCTTCCAGTCTAGATCAGGTACATATGGTATCGGTCGTCAGTTAGGTCGTGCTGGTCACGGTCAGCGTCGTCAGGGTCTTTTCTACCTGCACGAAAGACGCACATATCGTGTTGTTAACAACCAAGCAAGACAAGGTATCAGGACTCGTGTTGTGCCCAAGATTGACAGAAAGTCTCTTGGTGACACTATCCTGTCTCAAACAGCAATTCCTTGGATTAGATCTCGTAACATTGGTTTCAACGTTGATCGTTTGAAGCCTCGCACCAGAATGTATGCATTCTTTGATGGTGTTGATGTTACCAACTACATTACTCCTAAGGTTATTGAGTTGATCAAAAACTCTTCTGAAGACACTCGCACAAACGAAACACCTTTCGTTGTTGGCGAAACTGTCATTGGTGAATCTTCCAAGTGTCAACTTCAGGTCGTCGCTGCAAATGACGGTTATAAGACTGACCCTTATGGTGTTGGTGAGGCAACTCTTCCCGAGTCATATGCATCTCAAACACCCGTACTTAATATTGACTTGAAGGCACTTGCTGAAACTGTCAATCCTAACTTCTTCGGTAATGCACAAACAGGTGAAGTGTTGGTGGGTCAAACCTCTGGTGCTCGCGCTGTTGTGAAAGATCGCCGTCTGCTCTCTGATAACATCGGTAACCTGCAGGGCACATTCTTCATTCCTTCTCCTAAGAATGATGCAAACCCACGTTGGGCAACTGGCACAAGGACATTTAGATTCACAACATCTAATACTAATAGTAGATCACCTGGCGAAGTTGATTCTTCTGCAGATACTGAATATAAAGCAACAGGTACTTTACAGACTGTTAGAGAAAATATTCTTGCAATCAGAAACGCTCAAATCGTTAGAGATACTGTTACTGATGAAAGACAAGTTATTACAACTAGGACTGAGACACGTCAGGTTGGTTGGTATGACCCTCTTGCACAATCCTTCATCGTTGATGAAGAAGGTGGTATCTTCCTGACAGGTGTTGATATCTTCTTTAACACTAAAGATAGCAACATTCCTATCTCTATGCAGATCAGGACTATGGAGAATGGTTATCCTACTAAGGATATTCTTCCTTTCTCTGACGTGACAATCGATCCTTCTCAGGTTGAATTGTCTGATAACGCTGCAATCCCAACACGATTTACATTCCAGTCTCCTGTTTATATTAAGCAGTCGATTGAATATTGCTTCGTGCTTCTGTCTGACTCCAACGAATATAAAGTTTGGATCTCCAGAATGGGTGACGTTGAAGTCAGCGGGACAAGGACCATCTCTGACCAACCATATGCTGGTGTGCTCTTTAAGTCACAAAACGCATCTACATGGACTGCTGACCAGTATGAGGATTTGAAGTTTACCATCTATCGTGCTAATTTCACAGCAAGTATTGGTAACGCCGTATTTAATAACGCTGAGTTGGGTCTCGGTAACGGTGGTGTCCATAACTTGATTGAGAATCCAATTCAAACTCTCAAACCAAAGCAACAACTGTTGCTCCCTACAGGCACAAATAATAATTTCACTATTGGTGCTCGTATCATTCAGACACCTTCTAACGCAGAAGGCACCATTGTTGAGTTTGACTCAACATCTGATCCTGAAGTGATTACGATTTCCGATATTGTTGGATCTTGGCAGGCAGGTTTCTTGGATGCAAATGGTAATCCATTCCAAGGTATTAAATCCTCTCAGTCAACAGCAACTATTGTGTTGTCCGCTATCTTTAACGGTGTCTTTGAAGTTAATAATACTATCACAGGATCTACATCCAACGCTACCGCTAAAGTAACCAACTATGATGCAGGCACACAAACTTTGAGTGTCAACTTTGTTGATGGTGCATTCGACTTGGCAGATACACTATCTGAGCCAGGCGGCACATCTGCAACTATTACTAGCGTTTCTTATGCTGGTGATACTTATGACACTTATCCTACTGCTGCTCCTACATATTCAAATGATGATAAGGAAGTCTTGGTGTATCACAGAAACCACTGTATGCATCAACGCACAAACAACGTAGAGGTTTCTGGAATTGTTTCTGAGATCCCTTCTACTACTTTGACTTCTACTCTGTCAGTTGGTGCTGGTAGTATTCAGGTGCAGGATGCTTCTGCATTCCATACGATTATTAATGGCACAGGAATTGGTAACTTGAATCCTGGCTTTATTAAGATCGGCACAGAAATTATTAAATACTCTGCTATTTCTACTAGCGGACAAACCATTACAGTTGCAACTTCTGGTAGAGGATCTAACTCTACTGCTGAGCAAGAGCATCCCTCTGGCACAGTTGTTGAATGTTACAACCTTGATGGTATTCCTCTGACAGAAATCAATAAGGTCCATACCAGCATTTCTTGCCCATGGTTGGATACTTATATGTTGCACGTTGATAGTGTTGCAACAAATGGAATTCGTGCAGGTGGCACAGGCGTTATTGCTTCTCAGAATGTCCAGTATGAGACTTTGACACCTACTGTCTCCACCATGAATCTCCCAGAGACTAATATTCTTGCTCGTGTAAATACTACTACGGGCACGTCAATCGGTGATGGATCTACCACCATCGACCAAGCGTCCTTTGCTAACAATGGCACATACGAGGATGTTGTCCTCAATGAGCAAAATAGATTCTACTCACCTCAGTTGATCTGCTCCAAGATTAACGAGCAAAACAAACTTGATGGTGGTAAGTCATTCAACATGATTATTGAGTTGTCTACTGATAAGGCATCTCTATCTCCATGTATTGACTTGGATCGTTGCTCTCTGATTACAACCACCAACCGTATCAATGCATGGCCAGGCGGTCCTGATCCTTATGGACAACAGTCCTCTATTGATAGGGATCAAGATGTTTCGACACTTCCTAATGG